CTGATCCGATTTATTACGCTTGCGTAATTCTTTATAATATTTTGGGTGTCTAAACATTTTAATGTTTACCGTATGAAATTGTTTTAATTGTGGCGTCCCAGCATGCCCGGCAATCCTTGCATTCATTGTTTTGTTTTGGCGCTGGACATGTAGCGCCACCTGTCACCACCTCCGAAGAGTTGGGCCACGACTGAGGCGCCCGCTGGTCTACCATGGGCGCGCTGAATCGTATGACTAAATTGTTGGGCTTGTCCTGAAGATGGTCCTTGACCCATGCTTCACGTGTAGGCATCCAATGTTTTTTTGTAGGTGTTAATCTACAGACTTCATAAATTTTATTTAAATGATTTAAATCTTGTACGTCGCCGCTGTCATGCCATCTAAACACGTCGGGCTTTTTGCTGTTGATCAGGTGTGCCATTGCCTGGACCCAGTCCGAGCTCTTGATGGCCTCGAGTCTTCGATACTGTGCATCTTGCACAACCTTGAAAACGTAACAACCTTTGAGCGCGTAACAGTCAAAGCACACAGAGCCCGGGACCTTCTGGAGCTTGCCGCCAGTCTTGCATTCTTTGGCAGGTAAACCTATTGACCAGCCCGGCATCTTTGATGGCTTGCTTAAGCTCCCGCCTATTATTTTAAGTGCTTCTTTTGTTTGCATATATCCTTTATAATCCCATAATTTAATCTTGTCAAGCTTGCCGCCTGAAGCTTGCAGCTTGCAGCTTCTTTTTTATATCCATTGGCCGCGAGCCAGCGCCAGTGATTTATTAAAATCACTGGGCTTTCAATTCTTCTACTCACCTATGGTCTCCTTCTCCCATCTCTTTTTAGATTCTTCTTGGTCCTTCTTCACCAGCCGCAGAACTTCTTCCAAAGCATTAGCTATACGCTGTAATTGCACCGCGCACAAAAAATCATTGTCTGAGTCATCCGGGGCATTATCATAACCTGTACGTCCTGTTTCATATTGCATATGTATTTATCCTTTCTAAATTTATCCTATCATATCCTGGACCAGCTGTCAAGCTTGAAGCCTGAAGCTTGCCGACCAGTGAGGCTGT